TACTTGTATGCCCAGGATATCCTGAACTTACTGACAATCTTGTTACTTTGAATAATGATCGTCGTAACACTGGGTTTATCATTGCAGATTCACCAATGGGCCTTCCAAGTGATTTAACAAGTGTAAACAACTATATCACTAATACCAGCGGAACTTCAGCAGATGGTGAAGATGGTCTAGTTACTGCTGATTCATATACTGCTGTATTCTATCCTGGCGCGGCATTTGCTAACGCTCTTGATGGAATTGGACAAGTAGTTGTTCCTATCACTCATGCAATTCTACGCATGATGGTTAAGAGCGATCAAAGCAGTGCTCCATGGTTTGCTCCTGCTGGTTCGCTTCGTGGTAAGATTGATAATGTTGCCAAGATTGGATATGTTGATCGCACAACAGGAAAGTTCTATAGCATTGGCACAAACCAAGGATTGCGTGACCTTCTGTACTCAAATAATGTTAACCCAGTTGCGGTATTCCCGAACGATGGTATCATTAACTACGGAAACCACACTCGTCAAGGAACTGCAACTGCACTAGACCGCATCAATGTTGCTCGTTTGATTAACTATATTCGTGGTAGACTAGAAAGAATAGTAAAACCACTTATATTCCAACCAAACGATACAGTTACTCGTAACCAAGCAACTCAGATTGTTAGTGGAATGTTGAATAATATCATGGCTCAGCGTGGTCTTTATGACTACCTAGTGGTATGTGATACTACAAACAACACACCAACTACAATTGACCAAAACGAACTACACATTGATATTGCAATTGAGCCTACTAAGGCAGTTGAATTTATCTATGTTCCAGTTCGTATCTTGAACACTGGTGCTATCTCTGGCAGCAATACTAACCAAAGCGGTATTTCTAATCCAACAACCGCAGTTAAGTTAACTGCTTAATAGTATAACATATAATAGTAAAAAGCCGCTAGCAATAGCGGCTTTTTTTATATGGGTAAAATTTTTTTTCGCAAATGGTATAAATACTTTTATAGGAGAATCAGATGGCAGTTGCATCATTACTCAACATGACAATACCCGTAGCCTCAAGTAGTGATCAGAGCACGGGAAGTCAGGGCTTGTTAATGCCCCTGTTGAAGTATCGCTTTAGAGTTACATTCCTTAACTTTGGAATTACTAACCCTACTACGGAACTTACTAAACAGGTTATGAATTTTACAAGACCTAACCTAAATTTCAACCCGATCACTATTGATCTGTATAACAGCAAAATGTATCTACAGGGCAAACCAGAATGGCAGACTGTTACAGTCGAATTGCGTGATGATGCAAATGGTAATGTTAGACTACTTGTTGGTGAACAAATTCAGAAGCAGTTTGACTTTGCTGAGCAAAGCAGCGCAGTTAGCGGTATTGACTATAAGTTCATTACACAGTTTGAAGCACTGGATGGTGGAAATGGTAACACAAATCCAACTACCCTTGAAACATGGCAGTTGTATGGTTGCTTTATTCAAGAAGTTAATTATAACAACTTTGATTATACGAGCAACGATCCAGCAACTATTAGCTTGACATTGCGTTATGACAATGCATTGGAAATCCCAACATCTAGCGGTGTCGGAATTACTGTTCCTCGCACATTTGGACATAGCGTAACTGGCTAAAGGTATGAGCCGTGAGTTCATTATTAGGATCAATTTTAAATAGCTTACTGGGCGGCGGCGAAGTTCATGATTATGGACACGCCGCCCAAGTTTTTCGTACAAATAACTTTGCTAGAAGTCCAAAATATAAATTTCTATTTCAAGTAAATTTTCTATTGGACCCAGATGCGCCAGTTCAAAGTGACCCTTCTGAATTAAGTTATTTGGTAAAGAGCATTGATCTTCCAAAGTTTACGGTTGAATTAAAAGATTTAAATCAATACAACCGCAAAACATTTGTACAAAGTCGTATAAAATACGAACCAATTACAATAAAATTTCATGACGATAATACAAACGGGTTGCGTGAACTTTGGCAAAATTACTATAACTATTACTATGCTGATGGCGTATATAGTTTAAATGATTATGTATACGATGACAGATACGGCAGAAATCAAGATCGCAGACATGCTGCATGGGGTCTAGATAATGGCAGCACCGTTCCTTTTTTTAGTGCAATTGAAATTTACAGTTTAGCTGGTGGTCAAAGCAATAAAATTACTTTAATGAATCCAATAATCAGTAGCTTTAGTCATGATACTCACGAATATAGTGAAAGCACTGGCATAATGGAAGCAACAATGCAAATTCATTATATGGGCGTAACATATGAAGATGGCTATGCCATGGGCGTTCCTGGAATTGGTGACCCACAATACTATGATAATAATCCTAGTAATATCAGCGGCAATAACCTTGGTTATTATGTTGACCCTGTAACAGGTGAAATGGTTGCACAAACAGATACTTTTACAAATCCATACCAAGCAAGACAAGCACAGCATGGAAGTTTTGGGTTTGTTGACCAGACAAACAATTATGATCCAACTACAACAAACAACCTTACTGACCAAGAATTACAAAGCATTGCAGACAATAATAATCAACAAGATACTTCTGCATTAAACACTGTATTTCCTGTTGCAAACTCTATTTCTCCAAATTATTCTAATAATCTGTATGATTATACTACTAACAGCGGAGCAACCGCTACTAGTAATGGCGATATAATACCGACTCCACAACAATATGATACTTTATATCCAGCGGGTAGTTATCAAGACATATTGTTTAGTAGAGGATACACCATTCCTCAGATAACATCTGCTAGTGGATTTATTGATTCAATATCTCCTACTGCTATCACTTCATATACTAAAAATACACTTGACTTAGTTCCTGCACAAGCATTGGTTGCACAACAATATATTGATGATCCTACAAGTGTTAGCAATTTAGGAACAGCAGATTTTGGTCAACCCGTAGGAGTTCCAAGTCAACTTGATTTTACTAATCCAGCTAGCCCCGTAAATCCTGCATATAATAGTCAAACTTGGCAAAGTACTTTGGCTGCAGAAGGCTATAGTAATAGCGATATAAATCTAGCATCAAATCAAATAAGTCGATTGAATGTTGCGCCAGGAACAAACTTAGCATCTATTGCAAAAAGTTATATTGCTTATAGTAAAAATAACAATAACAATAATAGGGTTGTTGGTTCTGGGTTACCGTTCTAACTAAATAATTTTATGGCAAACGCTCCTACAGTTACAGACTCATCTAGTCCTAAATCTTTTTTTAATGGTTATTTCACACAGCCTGTGCAAATCAGCGATGCAGTATGGGAACAAGTATATAATTACTTTTTAACCCTTACAAATGATCCTACTGCTGCCAATACGCTTGCCCAAAGTGTTATTGCGTTAACTCATAATAATAACTTAAACCCATTAACTGTATTGAATCAATTTCAAACATCGCCTAATAATAGTAATATTAAAAATTTACTCATTAGTTTTTTTAACAATGTAAAGGGTTCTACTAGCAAGCTTGGTTATAAAAATAACATAACCACCAGTGCTAATATTGCTAGAAATATTATTCAATGAGTATGAAATTTTCTCAAGGTTTATTTGAACCTAAGAACCCAGAAAAGTATGCTGGTAAAGGCAGCATTCGTTATCGATCCAGTTGGGAACTTAAGTTTATGAATTTTTTAGATGAAAATCCTGCAATTAAACATTGGGCAAGTGAAAGTATTTCTATTCCATATATAAATCCAATAGTCAATAAAACAAAAAGTTACATACCAGATTTTTTTATTATTTACGAAGATGCCCAAGGTAATAAGAAAGCAGAAATAGTAGAAATTAAACCGCACAAAGAAACTACATTAGAAAATGCTGGTCGCAGTCAAAAATCACAAATACAGGCAGTAGTGAACCAAGCAAAGTGGAAGGCAGCAGTTGATTTTTGTAGTCGGCAAGGAATAGCATTTAGAGTCATTACCGAACATGACATGTTTGCTGGCACAAAGAAGAAAAAACGATAAATTAATATATGACAAAGAAACTTGAAGAATTATTTGATTTACCACCAGCGCCTAGCAAAGAAGTAGCAGAAGCCTTAGAAAACGCTCACCAGCTTGAATCTTCTATTCCACAACAACCAGATGATGCGCTTGATAAAGACCTTGACCAACTTGCTGACCAAGCAGTAGAAAGTTTTGAAAATTTACAAAGTCTTGGAATGAATGTAGAAGCTCGTTTTGCAGCACCAATATTTGAAGCAAGCGCAAAGATGCTTGCTACTGCCGTTACTGCCAAGCTTGGAAAAGTGCAAAAGAAGTTAAAGCAAACTGAACTATTGTTAAAAATAGAAAAAATGCAGTATGACCGTCGAGAAAATGACGGTACTGTTAATGTAGAGGCACAGGTTTTTGACCGCAATGAATTGTTATCTACATTTAGAAATAAAGATAAATAATAGTGTAGGTCACGGGTTGCCGCCCCACCTACTCTATGTTATGAAGGAACACAGCGCAATGGTATTTACCAGCACTAATCCGCCAATCGGATATTATGTATATGCTTATATAAGAGCAAGTGACTTAACACCTTATTATTCTGCGGCACAAAAAGCACGATTTAATAAAAACTTTTAGAAAGCAATAAATACTTAATAAAAGGCATGGCCGATGAAACAATTTAAAACCTACCTCGCTGAAAGCGAAAAGAAATATGGATTTCGGGCAAAGGTTGCCGTTGAAATCAGTAAAGAACAGATGGAAAGTCTGCAAACTTGCTTGGCTCGTTGGAACCTAGAAGCAATTAGTGAACCAAAGCGTTTGCCTATTGCAGAAGATCATACTGGATTTGCTCACCTAAAAAGTGTTCCTATCTATATTGTAGATATGGTTGTTACATATCCTTGCACTCCACAAGAAATGCAAGCAGCAATTCATGAAGCAACTGAAATTCCAATGAGTCATATAATGGTTCTTACTCCTCAACAGGAAGTTCTTGCCTCGCCAATCGTACCAGAAAGCGATGAACCTATTCTTACCAGTGAATATCCAACACAAAAGGCACCGCAATTGCTTGCTGATTTAGCAAACGCACTAAAGATTAAATCAATTGATTATCCATATGCTGTAAAACCAAAAGCAGGTCAGACTACAAACGATATTCCGCAATACAATACAAGTCCAGTTGGAACAACGCGCAACAAACTACCAGACCGTGGAAGAACGGGGAGATAATTAACATGCAGATGATTGATGTATTAACAAAACTAAAAGAGATTCAAGATCGTAGCCCCGAAGACGCTGGTCGCGCAATTGATAACCTAACTAAGCTAAACCCATTGCCTGTTTCCGAAGCAGTAAATGTTAGCATGACTGGAGACGATGCAGTTCTTGCACAGATTATTAAGCTTGCTGGTATTATTGGTGCACAGACAGATATCAATATGGCAGGTGGCCCAGAAGACATTCCTCATGACCATGCAATGGTTCCAAGTTCTCCTTCGATGGGTTTGCCAAGTGTTGGCGCTAATTTGCCAAGCATTGATGGCGGTCCAGAAATGGATGTTGATATGAGCATGGATACTGAGATTCCTCGTGGTCTAAACAGTAGTCCAGCAGATATGTCAATGGGTGGTCCAAAAGCAGCGATTGAAGACGATGCAAATCGTCCATATACAAATAGCCCAAATGAATACACAAAAGGATTAAAAGCAGCAATTCCAGCAGGAAATGATTTAGCTAAAACTAAAGGAACTTATCCAAAGATTGCTGGTGGCGACAATCCTACTCATGTAGCAGTAAGTTTTGATTAAGGATTAACAATGCGTTTCATAGATTATGTAAATCAAGTAGATAGAGCCATGAAAGCACCAGTCACTGGTGATATTGTTAATATTGAATTAGACAGTGTAAAGATGGTTTCTGCTACTGTCGTAGAACACACCGACACAAGTATTACTATTTTACTTGATAATGCTGCATGGAACTCTCTTGATCGTCATAGTTTATTAAGTGAAGGCACAAGACAGAAAATGGCTGAATTTGTTCTTACTTTTGAAAAAAAAGGGCAACAAGTAAACAAGAAATTTATGCATCAGCCGCCAATGGAAGCTGCGGGTATTACACAAGATTTTGTAAGAAATATTGCAAAGAGCAATGATCTTAACAGAAGTATGACTGAGCAAGGTTATAAACTTCGTCATGCTAGCGCAAGTCTTGTTGAAACTGACCAACTGCCAGAAAGCGATGTTAATGTTATCGCAAGAAATCCATCTAATACTGAGGCTCGTGTTACATTTGAATGCCGATTTACTAAAACTGACGCTAGTCGTAGTAGAATGTTTTTAGAAACCGTAGACTGTAGTGTAAAAAACGAAACCGCGCAGTATTGGAGCTTACCTGTAAAAACACGAGGCTAACAATATGAGAGCCAGCGAGTTTGTAAGCGAAGCAAAGAAATCAAAAGCCCATCCAGACCATGTATCAACTATGCCAGCAAGCATGGTGTATCCTGATATGGACCCAGGCTATGACTATTATCGCTTTATGAATATAGTTGCTGCACATCCTCATCACAAAGCGCCACATGACCATGAACATTTTCGTGACCATCCATTTGTAAGTGCGTATACTGACCAAGAAGTAGAAATGCTAAATCAAAGTATTAAAGGTCTTGGTCATAAAACAAAATGGCTCACTAAAACAAAAGGAACAGAACCGCAATCTACAAACAAAACAAGTCCCGTTCCACACAATAGCGGTGTAAGGAAGAAAAAATGAGAGCCAGTGAGTTTGTAAACGAAGCAGCAGATTATGCGGGAAGCAAGGGAATGTCACAACAGGCTCTTACAACTATTCCTAATGCGCATGTATATCCTGAATTAGATAATAGTAGCGGCTATATGGCTTATCGTTTTGGTGTTGCGTTGGCTGGCATGCCAGATAAAAAAATGAATAAGGCAAGTCCCACTGGTCTTAAAATGGTAACTATTAGTTATACTCCAGCAGAAGAAGAAATTCTCAATGCTACTGCAGCATATTTTGGAACACCAAAATTGCAGCTAACTCCAGAAGAAAGCAGTGAACCTGATTATGTAAATCCAAAAAGTCCAGTTCCTCAAAATAGTGGTAAAGCAATAAAAAGAAATGGATAACTTAGAACAGATTAAACTTCTTGCTGGCGTTACTAAGCATAAGTTCAACGAGAACGAAGGCAGCAATATTAGTTTAACTGGTATGGAAAAGCGTAAATTAGAAAAAGAACATAATATTCAGCCTGGCACACCAGAATGGTTTCAACTATGGTTTAGCCGTCCTTATTTGACGGGCGAGAAACCAGTTTGACGACTCTTTATCGCGGTGATCAAATAATAAGATTATTTACAGACGATATAGATATGGCGCATCGTTATGTTCCAGAAGAATACGAATTTATACCATATTGGGAAAAACCATATTATTTTAATCATTTTAAAGTTGGGATTATTGGTGGTGACAAATTAAGACATCCACGAGAAGAGGCACAGAGACTTATTGATTTAAAGAGGTACTTTGATATTATGTTCATAGAAACTTCCGAAGTACACGGTTATCACGAAAGGTTATTCAAAATAATATGTGATGTCCCAAACATATATTATATGATGCCAGGAAAAACAAATTATAATATGGAATCTCGTTCTATTAATAATAATTGGTTTATTTCTACGGTTACAAAAATTTATAAACAATTGCCATTTAAATTAGATGAATTAACTCCATATATAGAAAAACCTTATTATTTTGATGCACTTCTTGGAATTCAGAAATTTCATAGGGATTTTGTTTACAATAATATAATGAGTTATAATAAAAAAAATAAATTTATAGTATCATACCGCAGTGAAGTAGGTGGTAATTCTTGGTTAGATGATAATGATCCTAACATTGATTATTGTGGCGATAATTTTGTTGTTTCCAAGGATAGTGGATTATATTCAAAATATTACGGCATAGATGTGTGGGCCTCACAAATTATACCAATAACTGTATTCAACAATTCTGCTTACTCAATCATAACTGAAACAAATTATTTTAATAATTTCAATTTTATAACTGAAAAAACCGCTAAACCCTTGTTGGCAAAAAGATTATTTGTTGTTATTGCTGGACAATATTTTCTTAGAACATTAAGAGAATTTGGATTTAAAACTTTTGATGGAATTATAGATGAAAGTTATGATTTAGAACCCAAATCAAAAAAAAGA